GTATGACTTAGAGTATGATAATCTAATTATGGCATCTATGCGTGGTAGAGCTGGTCAGGTGATGGGTGGTGGATTTTCAGGAGGTAGGGCACAGTTAGGTGTACGAACAACAAAGGCAGTAAAACAAATAGGTTGTTCTAATCTTAAACAGTTAGTAGAGAGTGACAAGATAATCATAGAGGACTTTGATATTATCAACGAGTTATCTACTTACATAGTGCATGGTAGTTCTTTTCAAGCAGAGGAAGGTTGTAATGATGACTTGGTAATGTGTTGTGTATTGTTTGCGTGGGCAACTGACCAGACATATTTCAAAGAACTTACAGATAATGATATAAGAGTTCAAATGTATAAAGACCAACAAAATCAAATAGAACAGGATATGGCTCCCTTTGGATTTGTTGTCAATGGATTGGAGGAAGAAAACATAGGTGGTGCAGTAGATGAGTATGGTACAAAGTGGACACCGATTGTTAGAAAGTATGATACGGATTGGTGATTGTGATACACAGTCCTTGTATAGGAGTTTGTACTCTAGTTGATGATGTTTGCGTAGGTTGTTATAGAACTAAAGAGCAGATAGGTGATTGGTTACATTATACAAATGAAGAACGAGAGAGAATGACAGAGGAGTGTAAATCTAAAATGTGTCAAACTCAATCAAATCATTATCCAACTTCAACCAACAGTTAGCACACACTACCTTTGAACTATTAATAAGTTCTTTTACTTGCACTTGACTTTCTTCGTTGATACCAACTCTTTTTACTATTCTTCTTATCTTTAGGTCGTGTGGATAAAACTTAAGACATACTGTTTCACTTTCTTTACAATGTTCACAGTATTTGTCTGCAAGGTAATCGTTGAGCCACTTGACTCTTTTACGGTAATTACGTCTTGCAACCTTCTTGATTGTTTTTTTATACTTTTTATAGTGTGCATTTTTCATAGAATTATTTATAAATTACTGGAATATAAAAAACAGTCTGTAAATATAAATTTTCCTAAATAAAATAAAAACTTAATCTTGTTATAGAGGAAAAGAGGAGAAAACATATGTCATTTTTAGTTTCCCCAGGCGTTAGAGTTAGAGAGATTGACCTAACGAATGTTGTTCCTGCCGTTGCAACCTCAATAGGTGCTATTGCAAGTGCGTTTGAGAAAGGGCCTGTTGGTTCAATAGTAAACATAACTTCTGAAGAAGAGTTGATACAGATTTTTGGTAAACCCCAAAATGACAGTAATCAGTTCGAGAACTTTTTTACTGCAGCTAACTTTCTTGGATATACAGATGCACTTAAAGTAGTCAGAGTTGAGTCAGGTATTACCAACGCAACTGCAAACGGTGCTGGACTTTTAATCAGAGATGATGACCACTACGATAACGATTTTGATACAGGTCAAGCATCTGTCGGAGAATGGACTGCAAGAACTGCTGGTACACATGGAAATGCAATTGGTGTTTCAGTTTGTGCATCTGCAACTGCATACGAACAATCTGCTGTAACTACAACTTCTGCAACAGAAGCTGCTGGTCAAACAGTTATATCAGTAACAGACGCATCAGTGTTTGGTGTAGGAGATATTGTTAACTTCGGTGAAACAGGTAATATCGAATACGAAACAACTGCAACAAGTACAACAGACAGTACAATCACAATCAAATTATTAGATGATGTAAACGGACAAGGTTTACAAAATCAAATTTCATCTGGAACAAACATCAGAAGAAGATGGAGATTTTATGACTTGTTTGATGGTGCTCCAGGCACTTCCTCTTATGCAACAGAAAGAGGTAGAGGAACTGGTGATGAATTACATATAGTAGTTTATGACTACACTGGTGAACAATCTGGATTTGACGTAGACTCAAATGGTCAAAGAACAAATGGTGTTCTAGAAACTTATGCAAACTTATCAAAGAATATAAATGCAAAATCACCACAAGGTGACAGCATTTATTATCCTTATGTAATCAGAAAACAATCAGAATTTGTTTACTGGACAGACCACAATACAGCTGGTATCAACTGGGGTACAGACATTGACGCAACAGTAGGTAACATTGTATTGAACGGAACAGATGGAAGTGGAACAGATGCTGGTGATAACATTGAGATAGAAGACGGAACAGACTCAAGTGCTGGACATATCGCAATGGAAAGTGGTACAGGTTCTTACTCTGCATTAAACACACCAACAAAGACAGAACTTGCTGGTGGAACAGACGACTACGCAGTAACAGCTGGTGAGTTAGAAACTGCATACGGTAAGTTTGAAGATACAGAGTCAGAAGATATCAACTTAATCTTAGGAGGTAAAGGTGGAGGAGCTGGTGATACTGCATCTTCACAAGATACTCACGTTACAATGTTGACAACTCTTGTAGAAAAAAGAAGAGATTGTATCGCACTTGTATCACCATATCGTTCTGCAACTGTGGGTGTGTCAAGTTCAACAACACAAACAGACAATGTTATAGAGGCATTTGACTTATGTCCTTCATCATCTTATGTGGTGTTTGACAGTTCATACAAATACCAATACGACAAGTACAATGATGTGTTTAGATTTGTACCAATGAACGGAGATACTGCTGGTCTTTGTGCAAACACAGATAATGTTGCAGATGCTTGGTTCTCACCTGCTGGATATAACAGAGGTGGTGTAAGAAACGCAATCAAGTTATCATACAATCCAAAGAAAGCAGAGAGAGATAGATTATATCGTGCAAGAATTAACCCAGTTGTTAACTTTCCAGGCCAAGGTGTAACACTCTTTGGTGACAGAACTGCATTAAGTAAACCAAGTGCATTTGATAGAATTAATGTAAGACGATTATTCTTAGTTCTAGAAAAAGCAATTGCAACTGCAGCTAAGTTCCAACTCTTTGAGTTCAATGATGAATTTACAAGAGCACAATTCAGAAACCTAGTCGAACCTTTCTTAAGAGATGTTCAAGGTAGAAGAGGTATCACAGACTTTAGTGTTATCGCAGACAATACAAATAACACAGGTGAAGTCATAGACAGAAACGAATTTGTCGCAGATATTTTTGTGAAACCAGCTAGGTCAATTAATTTTATAACACTGAACTTTATCGCAACACGAACAGGGGTATCGTTTAGTGAGGTAGGAGGTTAATCATGGCAAACATAGACGATTTTAAAGCTAATTTAATCGGTGGTGGTGCAAGAGCTAACCAGTTTAGAGTGACAATTACTCCACCTCCTGGCATTGCAATAGGACTTGATGTAAGACGTGCATCATTCCTAGTCACTGCATCTCAATTACCAGCATCAAATCTTGGTGAAATTGCAGTACCATTCAGAGGAAGAAACATTTATGTATCTGGTGACAGACCTGCTCCAGATACATGGACAACAACTTTCTATAATGATACTGACTTTATGGTAAGAAACGCAATGGAGAGATGGCATAATGGAATTAATGATTTTGCTAATAATACTGGTGTTGTAAACTCTGCTGATTATCAAACAGATTTATTCGTAGAACAGTTAGATAGAGATGATACAATTCTAAAGACATATATCTTTAGAGCTGCATATCCTTTAACAGTTGGACAAATTGACTTATCAACAGCAGAAGCAACTGAGATTGAAACATTTGAAGTGACTTGGAGATATCAACACTTCGAACCTAGTGCAGTTAGTTTCTAACCTACTAAATAGTATTAGACAAACAGTAGGAGTTTTATAATGGCTGACCTTTTTGGTTTTCGTTTTACACGAATAAAAGATGATAAGAACAAAGAAAAATTCACTCTGCCGTCTGAACAAGACGGCACGATTGATGTCGCTGGTGGAGGTTTCTTTGGACAAATCCTAGACACTGATGGAAGAGAACGAACTGAACAAGACCTCATTCGTAGGTACAGAGATATTGCACAACAACCAGAATGCGATAGTGCGATTGAAGATATTGTAAACGAAGGTATTGTTGCAAACGAAAGAGCTCAAGCAGTTCAATTAGTTTTAGACCAACTTCCATACCCAATGAAAATTAAGAAAGCAATCGAAAAAGAATTTGACCATGTTC